CCACGTTCCACTCCATCCCCAGTCTAACTGTATCAGTAGTCTGGATCTTTCTGCAATTGCACGCATAACTCTAGTAGCGGCCTGAACCACCGTGAACGAACGTTCCATACGTGTGATAGAGGTGCACCTTTGTCGGTGTGCCGAGCAGAGAGGATGGAGTCCAAGGGGTATCATCTAGTCGAGGAGAATTTGACCAATGAGGTCGCGGAATGGCTTTCCCACAATGTCTTCTCGCAGGTAAGTGGCGTACAGCGCCTGGAAGCGGAGGCGCTCAGGGTCGATCGGTGGTCCCAGTCCCGATGTGTACCTTGCTGGATCCCACAGGCGTCTGTTGTGATTGATCTGCTGTTTAAGGGCGCTTGTTTTGCGTCCTTCCTCCTGAGTGTTGTCCTGTTCTGGATGAAGATCCGACAGGCTTACCTCGGAGTCGAACAACAGATTGATCACTTCACTCGCCATGGTGTCCTCGTACAACTTCTCACCTGCGGTGTCCTTCTCATAAGTGTATTCGGGCTGTGGAGTACGGCGCTCGGCGAGCTTCCAAACTCGCCAGGGCACATCCCTTATGGTTTCGATGTTGATGGGTCTCCGAGACTTCCAATTAAGCAAAATCAGACGTGCGATTCGCAGGTCTTTTTCACTTGGTTGGAGGTACCCGGTAATACCCATTCCACCGAGCCATCCGGGGATGGCCCAAGGCACCGGCTGCACAGACTCGAGCATTTCTCTGTGTTTGGACACGAAGACTTCGTGCACTGTGGGAATGAGATCTGGTGGGCAGAGCTCAAGGAGGTCCCTATACCTGGTTCCGATTGTGTTTGTTCGGTCTTGTCGGTCTCGCAGACTGACGGCTCCTCCGGAGCGCTTCACCCCGAAGAGCAGACCGGCATTCACATATCTAACCTGGGTAAAAGGCTGCTGTCGTTTGCGCACTCTGTCGTGGGGTTCGTCGATGAAGAATCGCGAACTCGACCTGTCATAGGCGAAGATGGTGGAGTTGATCTCCACGAACTTTCGGCTGTAGTAGGTCTTTCCGAGGGACTCTGTCAGTCCTACGGTCTTCGACAGTGCGCGCCACCAACGCAGTCCTTTTTCTGTGCATTTGGCACTGTTGTCGTCGCCGTTGACCATGAGAGGAGCCTCTTGCAGGGTCAGGGTCCTCCCCTGGTCCTTCTCGCAGGCCGCTCTCACAACAGTGGCGACAATAATACACAGAATGGGGAAGCTGGTCTTAGCTCCCATAAGCTGTCCCACCTCCTGGGGTTTGAGGATCGTCTCTCCGGTCTCTGGATCCAGGACTGGGAGCAGGTTTCCTGTGAGGTTAGACTTCAGGAGGCGACGTTCGACTTCGTAGAGTTTGAGTCTCCGTCCGATCCGCTCAGCGGCTCGTTCAGAGGCCCACTTGAAGATGTTGTCCGTTGCCGCGCTGTAGTCACCACTCAGGTATCCCTGCTCAGGTCCGAGTTCTCGGCCGAGACGATCGAGCAGGTACTTCTCCGTCGCCTTCCCGCTTCCGATGAGTTCGAAAGCAGGGTGGCGTTTGAGGGTATCATGCATCTTTCTCCTCAGGGTCTCAACGATTGTGGATGTGAATGGTGGGCCTTTTGTGATGATCCTTTGCTTCAGGGCTTCGGCAAGGGCGACCGGGATGGCCAGCTGCTGTTCATTTGCAGCGACCTTCAACAGTCGTATCCAAAAGGTTGTCCACACCTTCTTCCACCCGGGTTCCTGTCCGGGGGGGAGGATCCACTCTTCTTCGTTGGTGATCTCATCTTCGTTGCCATTTCCGCGTTTTCTCTTCTCCTCTTCTGTCTCTTCTGTTCGTTTGTAACCACCCGGTCTTCTCAGCCCTTCGAGAAGGCTCGGGTGCTCAAGGATCGCGCCAACCGATCCTCCCTTAGCTCGGGAGTTGATGTAGTTGGCGCTGGTGGAAGGGAAGCTGGCACGCAGCCTTTCCTCGACACTGTATGTCACACCTTGGAACAGTTCATCGACGGTCCTGTCGATCTCGCGCTCGATGTTCAAACGAGTGCAAAATTTCAGGATCTCTACGTCTATCTGATCTGTCGGTGTGCAGTTGTCTATGGAAACTCTTCCACTTGCTGCTCCGGTCGGGTTCTGTCCTATCAAGTAGGCAGAACTCGGGGGGTCGTGTGCGGGCCTGGTGGTCATCTGGCTGGCAAACTTCTGCTCTGCGAGTTTGAGTGTCTCCGATGTGGCTCTCGGCATTCCCTTTTTGGCCTGCTTCAGGCTGGCCAAAAGGGAGAACCGATCCATCTCGGAGGCTCTACTCAGATACAGATTCAGAAAGCGCCCCAGATTGCCTCCTACCAGGACATGAGGGAGGTCTTCACTTTTGGGGACTGGGTTTGGTGGCAACGGTTGTTGAACGTGCGAGGCGAAATAGGCTGCCAGTTTGTACTTGGCAACTTTCATCCAGTCTCCGTTTACTTCTATAACCATTCTTCCCCAGTGTTCCTCAGTGTTCTTCCTGTTCCACGACCCAACGAAGCCGTAAGTCCTTGAGATTGTTTCAATAACAGAGAGACTTGATGATACTGCGTCTATGACTTGGCTAGTCATTGACGGGAGCTGACCTGCT